TTTGGATTCTTGATAACCTTAACCATTTGCCTGTACCAATCGTGCCTATTCTTAACCGTTAAGCAATTACGAGGTGCTTTATTTATTACTGAATAGTAAGGGTCTACTTCGCTAACTATACATGCACGTTTCTTAAACCCTGCCTCAAGCATTTTTAAGTTAGATTTGTTACTATTGAATCGGTTAGGTCTTAACGGAATCAACATAACATTAATGTGATTGTAAAAATGAGCATACTTATTTGATGCCACAGGTAATGTGTGCGCGAATTGTTCCGGGTCAGCAATGCCTTTACCTGTTAGTATTCCCGCTATGCCCTGACTTATCCTATCCTTTGGGTCAAACCCACCGTAAAATAATTGCACTTGCTTGCCCATATCAGGATCGCGCAATAATGGAACGATACTATCGTACATCTCCAGCACATCCTCGAAATGGGTTAGCGAACCGCTCCAACCAAATACCATGCGGTCATGGCTTATCTCAGGTGTGGCCTCAAATTGTTCTTCACTTGGTAGTATAGAGTTAGGTACTATGGTTATTGGCTTATTAGTAACCTCACGTACTGCCTCCGCTAATCTGTGATGTGTGCAGGTAATATGGTCGGCTCTTCTTAACGTATCGATTATTTCTTTTGTTTGGCCCGATTCCCTATACACGCCATAAAGTATATGCCAACTCGGTAAGATGTAATCATCATCCATGTCAACTATTAACTTTGCATTCGACTTGTTAAGCATCTCCATTGACTCAGCGTGTGTGCCTGACTTACTAAGTGAACGGTTACACACTACTATGCTAAACTCGTTTAAGTCTTCTTGCGGTAAAATGGTTATGTCATTGGTGGTGGTAAACTCAAACTCATCCCATTGCGCCTTTAGTGCTTTATGCGGAATAAATAAACGGTGGTAGTCTATACCTGAGTAATAACCGCCTTTAGCTAAATCATTACATGAAGGCATGATTAGTAATACTTTCATCTTTGTTCCTTTAATTTGTTTTTAACTGCACGAAGTGCTGAGTAACTTATTCCTGTGGCTTTTTCTACCTTACGCATATTGCCGTATTGGTTGTATAGGTGTACTATCCTATTCTCAAATTCGGATAGGTTTAACATGAATTCTTCTCCTTTATCTATCGCAGCCTCATGTATCTCTTCTTGTATGTAAACTAACTCACGCGGGATGTTGTCTTCGTCTTGGTTTACTTCCGCAAACATATCCTCAAAATAAATCACATCACCGCTAAACATCTTACCGTAGTTACCACGTGCTGAACTTAGATTAGCGGCCACTCGATAAAACCAAAAGTTAAAGTAACTTTCTTGAGGTAGTTTGCCTTCGTCTATGGTTAACAACAACATTGCAACTTCCTGAAATAAGTCTTCACCATGTTGTCGCGAAACCTTGTGGCACATGTTCATGTACTCCTTGTTTTCGCTAATGTGTTTAATAAATTTCTCGCGTTGCAATGTGTTTTTCGTTTATCAAAATTAATGAAAAAACAAATAAATCAACATTTTTTTATACTTTTTCTACTTTAAGTTATAAACATTCAAATTATGACAGACATTAAAGACTTTGATTTTGATGATGAGATTTACTTTGAGGAAGCCACAACCCCATTGCAAGCTGTAAACATGGCAAACTATGCGCTCTCTACACTTGAGATGATAGACATGGATGATGAGAAGCTAACCGACACTGGCAAACGTACTTTGATGCGAGTTAAAAAACAATGTATTAAGTTATTAAGTTGGGGAGTTCAAGAAATGCACGATTCAATATTTGAAAGTGATAACGATAATAACTAACTACTATGCACAGACCACGATTGAATGAGCAAGAATATGAGTTGGTAAAAGATTTTAGGAAAAAGCATGAAGAGTTAGAAAAAGAATGTGAAGAGAAGGGTATACCATTGGATGCCGTTAAACATTATTGGTTTAAATCTGAACGTTTTTCGATGTTTGTTAAAAACGAAAAAGATGTAAGTGATGAGTTCAGAAAACAAATGCTTGCATACTTTGAAAAGAAAGCCCCTAAATATCCTACTGTTAATTATCCTAAGTATACTGAATCACATCTATTGGTTATTAATCCAGCCGACATACACATAGGTAAGCTATCAAGCATTACAGAAACTAAAGACGCACATACAAACGATATTATACTTGCAAGAGTAAAAGAAGGTGTAAGTGGTTTAATATCTAAAAGCAAAGGTTTTAATATAGATAAGATTCTATTTGTAATTGGTAATGATATTTTACACACAGATAATCCTAAACGCCAAACAACTGCAGGAACACCTCAAGATACAGACGGCATGTGGTATGATAACTTTTTGCTTGCTCAAAGGTTGTATGTAGAAATTATAGAGCAGTTAATACAGATAGCTCCTGTCCATATTCAATATGATCCTTCAAACCATGATTATACAAATGGTTTCTTTTTAGCTCAAAGTATAAATGCTTGGTTTAGGAATGCTAAAGATATTACGTTTAACGTGGATATATCACATCGTAAATACTTTAACTACCATAGTAACATTATAGGTACTTCACATGGGGATGGTGCAAAGAAAACAGACTTACCTTTGCTAATGGCACAAGAGGCATCTGAGTATTGGCACACGGCAAAACACAGATACTTTTATACTTGCCACATCCACCACAAAGAAAGTAAAGATATAGGTAGTGTATGTATTGAAAGTTTTCGCTCACCATCGGGTACAGATAGCTGGCACTCACGTAATGGATACCAACATTCGCCAAAGGCAGTAGAGGCTTTTATACATTCAAAAGATAATGGGCAAGTTGCCCGAATAACCCATATCTTCTAATTACTTTTTTACTTTACTAACCTCAACTTTAATCTTTACTAAACGGCCATTGATGAGTTGGTACTTAGATAGCACCAACTCTACCAATCGCTTTCGCTCGGCCTCATGTTGTCTTATGCCTTCCTCCTGTTCGGGTGTTAGCATGTCTTAAAATTATACAGTGTGGTAGCTGAACATAAATGTAAACGTATGTATTCAACTTTATTACCGAAAACATTTAACTCGGCCACGCTGTAATAGGTATCGTACTCGCGCAACTCAATACGCATTCCGTCAATAGTTCGGGTTGCTAATACTTTGTAGTTTATCATAATTCAATTCTTTGGTTAAAATCGACCTCGTTTACCTTTTCCAAAACTTGCATGCAAATCTCTTCAAGTGCAAACTCTTCGCTCTGTGGTACTAACTTTTCAATGCCACTGCAAAAATAGTTATTCTTTGCTGCCGCCTCTGATAATCGCTTTTTGAAATCATCATTTACGTACTCGCGAAGGTAACGCATTTGATAGTGTAATGCTTTTGCAAGGTAGTATGCCACGCTTAATTCTTTAATCGGGTCTATCTTAGCTGTGTGTTCGTTGCTTATTTGTTCAAGTTTCATAATGTTAAAATAATCTTTGTTGTTTTGTGTGGTTAGTAATTCTTAATAAAGCTGCATTATAATACTCTAAATCCAATTCGCAAGCGGTTAATTCAAAATCGTAATCGTGGCAGGCTATTGCTATACTTCCTGAACCTAAATGCGTATCAAGTATTTTGTCTCCTTGTTTTGCGTATTTATCTAAAATCCATTTGTAAAGTGCAACAGGCTTTTGTGTTGGATGTATTCGTGTTTCTTTATTAGCCATATCTTGTTGAATCATACCATGCCATGATATATTAACAAAGTCTAATTTATTTAACCAACTAACCCATGCTAATTCTCCTGTACTGTAAGTTGGCATAGTTACGTTTTTATGCCAATAAATCATACCTCCAATTAATCCAAAATAATTAGCACCCCAAATAATTTGTCTTTTACTAACTCTAAACAATTCAACAAAGTATTCATCTGAAGGAATATCTGAATCCCATTTTTGCATTCCGTAACTATTTGAATGTGCTGCTGACTTTCTGCTCTGCTTTATATCTTTACTATTTTTAACATCTGCATCAATCCCATAAGGCGGGTCTACAATAGCTAAGTCAAAATAGTTATCAGGATAACGTGCCATTAGACTCATGTTGTCTTCGTTCGTTATGATTATATTATCTGTTACTTGCATATTAAAATGGTGTGTTATAAGTTTCTAAATCGTGAAATAGTGTGCGCCTTCCGTCAAAGCCTACATCAATTGTACCGATTGAACCGTTACGATGTTTCGCAACTATCAACTCGGCCCTTCCTGCTGTGCTTGTTCCATCCTCAAACGCTTCTATTCCATATACTTCAGGTCGGTGTATAAACATAACCATGTCGGCATCTTGCTCTATACTTCCTGATTCTCGTAGGTCTGATAGTATAGGTATCTTGTTTGCGCGTTGCTCATTTGCTCTGCTTAATTGTGCGAGTGCTATTACAGGGATGTCAAGTTCTTTAGCCAATGCCTTTAGTGATCTGCTTACTTCGCTCACTTCGCCTTCACGGTTTCCGCCTTTGCTTTTATTTACAACTAACTGCAAGTAGTCAATTATCAACACTTCAATATTCTTTTCGCGTTTTAACTTACGCGCCTTGTTCTGTAATTCAAACAAGCTTATCCCGCCTGTGTCATCAAAAAATATCTTTGAGGTACAAAACATATCAGCTTTCCCCAACACTTCTTTAAGTTGGTACTCATTCATACCTGTGCGCAGTATGTTTTCAAGTGGCACATCGGTAAGTTGTGAAATCAAACGCGCATAAAGTTGTCGATTGCTCATCTCAAGTGAAAAAATAGCCGTTGCCTTGCCTTGTAAAGCAGGTGAGCTAAGTAATTTTAACGCCAAACTTGTTTTACCCATAGCAGGTCGAGCCGCTAAAATTATTAGATCCGACTTTTGCCATCCATTTGTAATAGCGTTTAGCTTTTTTAACCCTGTATCTATACCTACTACCTGCCCAGTGTTAGCAATCAACTTATCATTGTGCATTATTGCATCCTTGTACAACTCCGCGCTGCTTGTTATCTTGGATGTTAGCAACTTAGATGTAATAGCGGTTAACTCTTTCTCAACCATACTAACAATATCAGTAACATCTCCACCTGTTTTAAGCGCATTAGATTCAATATTTTGCCCTAAGTCTATTAACTGCCTAAGTAGTTGTTTTTCTTTGAGTATAACCGCTAAAGAACTTGTATTTGATGTACTGCCAACTAAGTTAGTCAGCTTCACAAGGTCAAGTGTTGTGCCAACTATCTTCATCTTGCCGTTATCTTTAAGAGCAGATGCCACCGTGCCTAAGTCAATAGGTGTGTACTTTGCATTAAGTTCGATAAAAGTTTCAAAGATTGCCTTAGTTTCAGGAAAGTAAAACGCCTCTGCGGTAATTACTTCTAATACATTGGATAGTCTGTGTGGCTCAATCAGTATACTACCGATTAGCCTTTTCTCGATGTCGTGGTCTTTTGGTGTTTCCATTTAAAATAGTCTTTTGTTTTGTGGTAAATTAATATTTGTTTGGTTTTGTGTTTGCGAATGTGGAATAATTATCTCATCCCGCCAAGTTTTATTATTAAAATATGTTTCGGGGTTTTTACGATATTGTTTATCTGGTGTAGCTAATTTGTATTTAGGTATATGATTAATAATATCTTCTCTGTCTTTATTAGTTAACTTATTCCATTTGCTTTCACATTTATCTTTCTCAATTTTCTTATCGTATAAATTCCAAAATGTATCAAATGGTATATTAACTTTTTTTTCTTTTTCTTTTTCTTCTTCTTGTTCTTCTTCTTCTTGTGATGGAGTATATATACCATTAACATACTCTATCAATACAGTATCCTTAACATTACAAAGCTCTGTCTTTATACAACTTATAACCTTAGGAGATGATGAACCATTAAATTTATTCCAATTCTTAATAGCAAGCTCCTTAGTTAAATCATTGTACATTATTTTATCTAACTTTATAAAGTAATTAAGCAGTTTAGATACTCTATCTATACTATATCCTGTGTCAAATGATATTTGCTTTTTGGATATTTCATAAATTCCACATTGCTTAGTACGTTCATTAGTTAATAAATAAAGATAAAAAAGTTTATGGTCTGTATCCAAGTCTTGAACAAAAGTGTCTGCCCAAAAAGACGTATGTATTTTTCTAAATATAGCCATAACTTAATCCTCCATAAATGAAATTTCACGTCTAATATCTTTAGCTAATCGGATTGCAGTTTTTTTGTCTAAAACAATACTTTGCATTTCTCGAATATCTCCACCCGGTACTGTGATGGAAATGTAAATTTGATTTTGAGCATTAGCATAGGCTTCTAACTCTGTGTAATACGTCTCATCTACTGAGCAGTATGATGTTTTTATTCTCATAAGTTGTAATCAATTACGCATTGATTAAGCGCCATAAAATAAAAAACCTCCTTATCTTCAATCGGGGTCTGACTTCCGATGTCCAATAAAGAGGTATTTAATAAGTTTAGTTTCATATTGTCAGACCGAAACCGTAATGCAAATATAAGCGCATTTATTTAATATGCAAATTTATTTTTAAAATAAGTCGCGATGGGAATCGAACACCATGTCTCGCGCAAGCTGCACGGTTCTGCCACTGAACTACACGACCAGTACAAAATTAATAATAACTATTAAATGTGTTATTGAAATTATCAACACGTAACCATATATACATGATTAGTTATACATTTGTATCGGTTAGTAATGGGAGTGTGTTTTCCATTTATTTGTTTTGAAGGGGCTATCAGCAATGGTAGCCCTTTTTTATTTAAAATTTTCTCGCTCATTTACAGCAAGTTACAAAGTATTTTAAAATATATTTAACAAAATACTTGCATCGTATTATCTAAATAGTGCATCTTTGCTTTATCAAAACGGAACAAATGACAACAACTAAATATCAATTCAAAGCAGCGCGAGTGTTAGCAGGGTTAACACAGCGAGAGTTATCCGAGAAGTCTGGTGTAAGTTTAACCACCATAGTTAAAATTGACAACGGTGTGTATAATGACCTTACACCACTTAAAAAAATAGCTAAAGTATTAAACAAGAAAGTAAACGTAATTTTAAACTAATGACACAAGCAGGACGTAACAGGTTAATATTAGCCGCAGTAATTTTAGGAGGCATCGCCTTTGATTTTATCACAAGACATTTATAAAAACAAATATATGACACACACACCCATCGAAGACAAGGTATTAGCCTTCTTAATTGAAAGCACCAAGTCGCACATTAACTCACAGCTTACCTACGTGCATAGCAATGTGATTGACCCTATTGTATTACTTGACAAGTTGATGCAGATTAGCCGTGATGCTATGCACTTAAACGAGTTAGACAGCGCATTTGTAAATGAAGTTATTAACCAGGTTGAATTACTAAGACCTATTAACACATTTGAATTATGACATTTACATGTAATCAATGTGAACATCAGTTTGAAACTCCTACTTATGTAGAAACAGGTGGCGAATACGGAGGCACAGCACATAAAGAACCAGCTTCGCCATGTTGCGAAGATTCATTCACGGAAAATAACTAACCAAAACAAAACAAATGAACACAAGAACATTAACACACGGAGGCACTATGGTAGTGCTTACGTGTACCGAGTCAGGAATGGTGCATAGAACTAACAATGCACAGCTTATGCAAGTCTTAGAGGCAAAGAAACACCGCACAGATATGCAAGATATGGCTTCGATTAATAAACAGCTTCGTAATCATTCAGCAACATGCAACTAACCGCAACGTATAGTGTTGAACGCAACACCCATAAATTAAAAGAAATGCCCAATACATTGTTGGACGAACAGAAAGTAGACATAATCCTAAGCACAATAGTAGCATACAGCAATACACCACGCTATCTTATCATCAGCCCAACCCGTAAGCGTGAAGTATGCGAGTTGAGGCAAATAGCAATGGAGATAATCAAGAAGAACACCAGCTTAATGCTAAAGTCAATTGGTAATGTGTTTAATGGCCGCGACCATTCAAGTGTAATCTCAGCTATCAACAAGGTAAATGACTTATTTGAAACGGATAAAAAGTTTAAGGAGAAATACCTGAGCATCCAACACGAGTTAAGCAGCAAATTTATTTTACATAAAACACGATATTAGTTGCATTTGTCAAAACGGAATTGTAATCTTGTATAACATTAGTCAGGTGGCGGAATTGGTAGACGCATGAGAAACTCATAAGGATTAAAGATATAGTACAGTATCTCCTTCATACAGGTTCGAACCCTGTCCTGACTACAAAAGGTTAAACATTGAAACCTTTGTAAATTAATCTGGGAAAATCAGATGGAGGTTGAGGTTAAAACTCACTTAGAATACAGAAGCTTGGTTAGTCCAAGATAGAATATCTCTAATTTACATAAAGATACCAATAGTAATATTGGATGTGTTTTTCCCTTGAGAAAGGAATAGTAGAGTTAAAGAGGTTAATAAATAAATTCAACTACAAACCTTACAACACAAATGAGTTCTCAGCAAGTAGTTAATCCAACGGAGGAAAGGTAGAAATACTGAAGGACACTCAAAAGGGATGCAGAAAACCAAAGTCTTAGAAAGGTCTGCAACTACGTGACCCTACTTAAATAGAATTAGGCTAGAGATGGAAACACAGAATATGTCTAATATCATCAATGAAAGAGGGTGCTAAAAACAAACCAAAACAAAACAAAATGAACACATTACCTACGCTCGCAGACCTTACGCAGGATTTGCAATTAGCTTGGAAAAATGACCAGCTAAACCTATTACTAAACCAAGCCCCACCAAAAGAGTGGGTTAAGAAACACCCATTTATTAAGGATTACAGCTACCTGCCAATTGATAAGGTAGAACATTTACTACGCAAGATATTTAAAGAGTACAAAATTGAGATTACAGGACAAGGCACAGCATTTAATGGCGTGTGGGTAACTGTTCGTGTACACTTTAAATCACCTACAAATGGCGAATGGTTGTTTTACGATGGCATAGGAGCGGCCCAACTACAAACTAAGCAAGGTTCAAGCCCTGCCGACTTAGCCAACATTAACAATGGTGCTTTGTCGATGGCTTTCCCGATTGCCAAGACGGTAGCCGTTAAGGATGCAGCCGACCATTTCGGTTCTTTGTTTGGGGCTAACCTTAATCGTAAGGATATTGTACCTTTCAAACCCGATAGCAACTTGAGCGAAACATTTGTTAAGTCAAACGCTGATAAGATGGGAGGTAAGAATGTCTAAGTATAACGTATTTGAAACTAAAGACGACTGGGCAAAGTTCCGCAAAGGATTGTTTACAGCAAGCGAAGTACACAGGTTATTAGCTGAACCAAAGTTGAAAGCAGATAAAGAAGCGGGCAACCTAAGCGAAGGGGCAAAGACTTATGTGCGTGAGCGTGTAGCTATACTATTAGCACCTGAAGAACCACAGCACTACAATGCCAACATGGAGCGCGGTAACGAAGCCGAACCACAGGCAGTTATGGCTTACGCTACTAAGTTGGGTAAGTCGGTAAATGATGATGACTTTATCTACACTTCGATTGGTGGCTTTGTATTTTTTACGGATGAGGAATTTGATGCAGGAGGTACGCCAGACATTATAATCGGTGAAACCATTTGCGAAATCAAATGTCCGCTAAGCAAAACGCATCTTGAGTACATGATGATAAGTAATGTTGAAGAGTTAAAGTCTGCTGTGCCTCAGTACTACGCACAAATGCAAATGAACATGTGGCTATGTGATGCTAAGGATGGCGTGTTTATCTCATTTGATGACCGTTATTATAACGAAGCACACCACTTGCACACGGTAGAAGTTCCGAGAGATGAGGAATACATCGAACAAATTAAACGCAAGCTATTAAAGGCTAAGGAATACAAACAATTATTAATAGATAAAGTGAATGGCACGAATTAACGGAGTAGAAACATGTATACCTAAAAGCCAAGTGTTTAGAGCAGCGGGTGGATTTGACAATTTAAGTAGATGGAATTACATAATGGATGACTTCACCGACAAAGGTTGGTTTTACCACTGGCCTATGGTCGACACGGTAAAGGAAGTATTAGCCGACTTTGAGAGAATAGTTACTAAACCAAGATTAACAATTAAAGAACAAAAACAAAATGGCACAAAAAACACAAAAAGCCGCATTACTAAAGTTACTAAGTAAAGGCAAACCTGTCGATGATGACAAAGCAAGACTATTAACAGGATGTACAACTATTCGCAGTCGAGTATCCGAGTTCATTGCAATGGGTTTTAAGATTGACAAAGAGCGAGTAAACCACACCACACGTTACAAGACTAAAGGACACCATGTAGCATACACGATGGATGT